CCTTTTTACTTGCCTCACTTGCTTTCTCATCGGTTCTACCAGTTATTATTTTTACTAATTTTTGTGACGCTGCTATTGGCTCACCCTCAAGCAACTTTCCTAAAGGTGAAACATTTGAGAGTTCATCTATTCTTTCTTTGACAACACCTCTTGCAAAGGTTTTTGAATTATCACTGACGTTGGCTTTAAGATTAAGAAGTGATGTAGCCTCACTTATTTGCTTTATTAAGTTTGTGCCATCTTTAGCCCCAAGAAGCGTGACCATCTTTGCTCTTGAAGCATTTGAAGTAAGCAGAGTAAGTATCTTTCGTATTTCTCTTGAGTCTTGATTAGGGTCAGACGCAATTCTATTTACATCAGATATAACATCGTCAATGTAACTTCTTACTCCTTGCTTAACTGATGCTATTTCAGGAGCAGAGGCATTTTTTGTGTACTCAAGAACATCGTTTCTCTTTACGCCTTTTCCTAACAACTCATAGCCAAAGTTTATGCCTTTTGCTCTACTGATATTATCAGCAGCATTATCTACGGCTTGTTTATAGTTTGGATTTAGGTCTTTTAGTACGTTTCTTATTTCTTTTGACAGAGCCACAAATTTAGACCCTTTTGCCGACATTCCACCAAAAGCCCCTTTGCCCTCATCAGCAAAGTTATTCAATCCTCTGGTTATATAATCAAGTTGTGTTGTCGATGGAAGTTCTGAGAATGACAACTCTCCATTCTTACCAACAGTGACTTTTATTTGCTTTGGATTTATATTTCCCAATGCGCTATCTACTTTGAGCAAAGAGTTTGCGTCTTTAACAGCACCATCAGGAACAGCTTTTAAAAGTCTTAGAAGTTTCTGCCCTTGATCTCCAGAGTAATCAATAGGGGTTGTATACGCATTTCTATAAAGCTCATCTGTTTTTGAAGCAGAGCCTTTTTTAAGGTTTTTAATAAGTTGGTCTTTAGCAACAGGAGAACCAAGCAAGTCATCAAAGCTAGTTCTAAGATTATTAATCATAAGATTTGTAGACTCAGCAATTCTTTTACTTGCTAACCCTTTGGCTTCTCCAGAAGATTGTGACGCAACATCTAATAATGATGATAGAGATGGACTTCCTTGAGCAAGCATTGAGTCATCGCCAGCAGCTTTAAGATTTCTGCTAATAGTACTTACATCATCAGTTTTGATTGCATCTCGTAGTATTCTTGCTGCATCTTGTGAAATATCTAAGGCACTTGCCACAGTTTTATTTGTTAATTCTGCTGCACCTTTTAATTTATCTTTTCCAAATGAATATACATTTTTTACTGTGCTACCAACAGCCGGAGCTACAAGTCCTAACCCTGTACTTAATAATCCACCAAAAAGACCTTCGCTTCTTGCTTTAGCTCCTCTTTCTTCAGGAGTTTCACCCATTCCAAATCCAGATATAGCCCCTTCAGTTGCGCCTAGACCTCCAGCAACACCACTTGTAAGTAATAGATTTCTTAGAAAAGGGTTTGTCGCAGTGGCTAATGAAGGTAATCCAGTGAGACCCAATAAAGGAGCAGTAGAACCAACACCTCCAGCAATGTTTAGACCCAATGCTGTTTTTGGGTTTTGCTCTCTAAATTGCTTATCAAGTTCTCTAACAACTTGTGTATCTATTTTCGCTTGTGTGTCACCAAGACCTAATGTTTTGGTTGTTGCCCCTTGTATTTCATCAACATACTCTCTTAGAAATGGCACTCCTCTTAACACTTGCAGTGTTGACCCTCTACCACTTCCAGACTCAAGTTCTCTCTTTGCTATTAAAGCTGTATCCACATACTGATTTCTCTCTGGGTCAAAGACAAACTCAGAGGGTACTTCTCCAATAGTGCCATCAGGATTAAATCCTTTTTTCTGTAGCTCTAAGTTTTTTGCTTTTTCGATAAATTGTCTCGCATTCAAAGGCGCAGATTGGTCAGCAGATGTAGCCGTATTAATTTGAGCATTTTCTAAATCTTTTGCTTTTTGAATTAAATCTTGTAATTCTGACATTTATTCACTCAACTCAATGGCTCGTTCTACTTCAGCTTTTGGTAGAAAATTAAGCATTCTTTCAAAATCTTCTTCTGAAATGCTAGCTGGTCTTTTTGATCTCAGTGCAGTCTTATCTGTCTCTGAAATTAGAGATGTATTTTGTGACGTATTTGCACTCCCACTTTCGAAATCTTCAAAATCAGACAATGTTGGTAGATTTACATCAGGAACTTTTCCTTGTGAAAAAGCCTCAAAATATCTGCGCTTTGTTGAAAATCCTAATTTTAATTTATCCAATACAGTTTTTAATCTTTTTGCGTTTTCTTGTGGAGATACGGCTGGGTCAAAAACTCTCTGTAATATTCTTTCCCCTTCTTTTTCTGTAAATTGTGCGCCTAAAATAGATTTTAAACTTTCTTGAACAACGCTTTCTATTTGCGCCTTTGCATTTGCTGTTTCAGGCAAAACTAATTTAAGAAAAGCATCACCTCCTACGTTTTGAACTAACCCAGGTAAGACACCAGTAATATCTGGACTTGTTTCTAATGTTTTCAACGCATCTTCAAGACTGTTAATGTTTCCAACTAAATTAGATGACTCATTTAAAAACTTAGTGCTTTCTTTCTGAAGGTCTTTCATAAATGGGGTGTTGTCTAATGTTTCACCTTGGTTAACATTTACAACGTTGGCTGGTTGCTTTGTCATTGCAATGAGTTCTGCAATGGACTTATCTGGGAACTGTTCTTTCAGAAAAGCTATATTCTTCATTAATGATGTAGAAGTATCGACTTTAGGCGCAAACGCTTGTGCTGTTATTGCGTTCATTACAGCAGTTGGGTTTGAGTCTAATAAAGATAGTATCTTAGGATTGTTTGCGTATTGCTTCTTGAGAGCTTCAATACCTTCTCTCTGCTTCTGCTGTTGATTGATCTGCTGTAATCCACCAAATGCCCCAAGACCCGTTCTTATAGACTCTCCAAGAGGTCTGTTTTCAAGAAGACTCAACCCTGTTGACAAGAGACCTAATTGACCGGGAATACCCAAGTTAGATATTTGATTTCCTAAATTACCTAGTAAGCCAAGTTGTGTTTGTTCAGCCATTTATATAATTCCCAATAATCCAAGACCGCCACCAATAGCAGCCCCAATTCCTGTGCCTATTCCTGGCACAATAGACCCAAGACTTGCACCAGTTAATGCACCTCCAGCAGCACCACTTAAAGGAGACCGACCAGGGGCAGTTTGTGTTGTTGTGCCACCAACTTGTCCTCTTGCTCCTAATGCTGCTAGTAAATTATTTAATCTTTGTTGTTCTGCCGTATTACCAGCAGAAGTAACCATTGCTGTTCTATCAAGTAAGGCTTGGTCTAAGGCTCTTTCTTGTGCGCCTACACTTCCTAACACATTTGCCAAACCTAATTCACTCTGAATAATAGAAGGTATTGAGCTAACCGCTGCTAGTTTTCTTGCTTGGTCTTTTTCCAAAGCATTTGCCAATAAAGGCGCAGAGGCTTGTGTTACCCCTTCACCAATAGCTGTTCCGAAAGCATCAGAGCCTAGCCTTCCACCTTTTGAGTAGAGTGAAGATATATTGTTTATTGCTCTGTCTGTTTGCGCATCAATAGCTGTCTGTAATGGGTCACTTATCGTAAAGTCACCCTTTATAATGTCTGATATGGTTGTTGACGCTAAATTTGATAATGGATTGTTAGTCGCAATGTTTGTAAGGGCATCAAAAGATTGTGTCTGCGTAGGTGTAAACCCAGCGATATTAGGCACAATATTAGCATTTGGCGTAAAGTTTTCCGCTTCTCTGAATGTCTGTTTAATCTGATCCTGAATAAATGGAGGAATATCTTGAGTGCTGACTGTAGTTTGTGCGCCACCTTTTCCCATTTTATAAGTCCTTATGATAAGTTATATGTGCCGGATACCATCCGAATTTGTTAATAAATCTATCCCACGCCTTACGACCAAACCCTTCCATATGGATACATTTGTTGTGTTTAGCGTGAGCCTCAAGAGTTGATAAAACCAACTCAATCCATTCTTTCATGCGTCCACCGCCCACAAAGTCTAACGCCATAGCGTAGCCCTTTGGATAGAAGACCATTCGTGTTGTTACAACGGCAATCACCTTATCCTCTTCCTCAACAGTCCACACAAGGTATGCCCCTTGTTTACTTGCCGTATATACGTCCTCAATGTCTATCTTTCGAGGAGATAAGCATACAGCTTTGTTGAGTATAGGTTTGATGTATTGCCATTTCTCATCCAGATATTCCACTGGAACAGGCAAAAATTTCATCCCAAAACTACATACATAAAGTTTCTGTCCGTTTGTCCGTTGTTCGCGTGTGTTACAACGAAATTCTGTTTATTTCGTGCAGATATAAATATTGTGCCGTTGCCTACTTCTGCTGACGCATTGGCAGTCAATGGGCTATATAAAATTATGCTATCACTACTAG